GTTATCTCTGCGCCAATCTGTATGGTGATTATCGGCAGCAGTATACCGAGGAACACCATGTATTGTTTGGATCCGGGATGAGAATTCTATCGGAAGCCGGGGGATTGAAAGTGTATTTGTGTGAACCGCACCATAAAAGCGGGAAAGAAGCTGTACATAATTGCAGAAAGACAAGAGAACTACTTTGCGAGATCGCACAGAGGGAATATGAAAAGTCACACACACGGAAAGACTGGATGAAGATCAGCAAGAAAAATTATCTGGATCAGCAGGAGTTGATGAAAGAACCGCAAAATGAAAAGCAGAAAGAAGGACATCCAGGATTCCAATTTTTATAGCATCTCCGGCCAAGTGCCGTGAAGATACAACAGCAGGTACGTCACAAAACCTGTCGTAAGCCATCACATTATCTCCCAGATAACTCTGGGAGAGGAAAGGAGCATCATGTTTATTAAGACGAGCATATTTAAGAGAATATTGAAGGATGCATGGAAAGGTGCAGGACTCACTGTAGGAAAGAAAGAGGAAATGTACTTCATACAGGGAGCCTATTGGATATTATTTGTATATGAGAAGGACTTTACAAGCAAGAATAAGGCAGCAGTCATTGAACTTGTAGGGGATCTTCCGGAAGAGGGCGAAGTATACAGAGCCTATGAAAAAGGAGAAAAGCAGTATGAACTAAAAGTAAGGGATGAGTGGGAATACAAGAAATGGTTATCAGCCAGAGACCGGTATGAGGATACAGAAATCAAATACAGGGGAATGGCAGTGTTACAGAATGTAGAGACAAAAGAGATGAGTTACATACCAGATCAAATTCTGGAAATGGTAAGCCTATCCGAAACAGGTGAGTATGAAGACTTTCCGACAGGACCCATGGGAATGGGATATTTCGTCCTGTGGGTAAATGAGACTGGAATGTTATTGACTGTAAAAACACCGGCAAATGAAGATAACATGGATGGAAGAATCTTGAAAGCGCTGAGCGGGCTGGAAATGGAGTAATACCATGACGGGTATCAGCGGAATATGCAATATAGGAGAAAAAGATGGAAAACAACACAGTAAAGATCACAGGAAAAATTATGGAAACACCAGAGTATTTATTGACTTCACAAGACAGAAGAAAGATCTATAAATCAACTATAGAAGTCATGCGGACAAGTGGAAACATGGATGTCATACCGATTCAGGTGCCGGAACAGATAGTCCAGCAGATTCGGGATAATGTAGGAGGGAGAATTACAATCTTTGGAGAATACAGATCTTACAATGAAAAGGATGGAGAAAGAAATCATTTGAAATTGTATGTATTTGTAAAAGGAATCAGCGAAGCTGGTGAAGCGGATCAAAACAGAATTGATCTGATTGGATATATCTGTAAACAGCCGCTCTATCGAGAGACACCACTCGGAAAAGAAATCACGGATATTTTAATTGCAGTAAACAGGAAACACAGAAAAAGTGATTATCTCCCGGCGATTTGCTGGTATTCGAACGCAAGGCTGGCAGAAGGGCTTCCAGTCGGAACAAAAGTGAGAGCCATGGGAATGATACAGAGCAGGATTTATGTAAAAGGCGACAGCGAGAGAACAGCTTATGAAGTCTCAATAAGAGAAATGGAAGTGATCGAGTAGTGGAAGGTTACGAGAAATACGCATCCAGGATACAGGAACTTTTATTTGACGGGATGGATGTGCATGAGGTGTGGGTGTACATGAAAGTTATGTTCCAGATTGAGAAAAATGAGATTTGTTTTCGGGCATATCTGGAGAGATCGGGACTGATCTGGTTTGCGGAAGCGGGCAGCAGAAGACAGGTCCAGGTACCGGATCTGCTGGAGACCAAGAGAAAACTGGAAATGAATCGAACGAAAATTTCAAAGCCGCTCTGTAAATATCCGGATTGTTTCCGCTGTGTATATCCGGATTGCACATGTAATGAAGGCCTTACGAAAAAAGGGAATGATGAACTGGTTAGGGAGCTGGCGAAGCGATAGGGAAAAAAGATTAATGGATGAGGAAAACACGGAGAGGAAAAGAAGAAAATAAGCGAAAAATAGAAAGGAGCCAGCCTCCGGCCGGGGCAAGGGTATACCGGGCTTCTGAGAAAATGGATAAAGAGAAAAAAGCAATCGAAAGAATTAAAATGGCAAGTGAAATGAGTCTGCATCACTATGGTAGACCGCTTATTTGCACATACAGCGGAGGAAAAGATAGTGATGTGATGTTAGAGATTTTTAAGCGATCCGGAATCCCGTTTGAAGTGCATAACAGCCATACAACGGCAGATGCGCCACAGACAGTTCGGCATATCCGGAAGGTATTCCGAGAACTGGAACTGCATGGAATTAGGTGCGAAATAGAAAAACCACGCTATAAAGGAAAATTGATTAGCATGTGGAGCTTAATTCCAGAAAAGCTTATCCCGCCGACAAGAATTGTAAGATACTGTTGCTCTACGCTGAAAGAAACTGGATGTGCAAACCGGTATATCGCAACCGGAGTAAGATGGGACGAAAGTACTTCCAGATTGAAAAGGGAAGAGTTTGAAAAGCTCGGACAAACCCAAAAAGAGAAAGAAAAATTTACGAAGATAATGCTGATGGAGGATAACGATGCACGAAGACGGATGAGTGAGCTATGTATGCAGCAGAAAAAAATGATTGTAAATCCTATCATAGATTGGACGCATAGTGATATCTGGGGATATATAAATTCCGAGAAAATAGAGACGTGCGAGCTGTACCAGTGCGGATATGATCGTGTTGGTTGCATCGGATGTCCGATGGCAGGCAAGAAGCGTTACAAAGAGTTTGCAGATTTTCCAAAGTATAAGCAATTGTATATAAATGCTTTCGACAGGATGTTGAAAGAACGTGAACGAAGAGGAAAAGAATGTAAGTGGACGACAGGGGAAGAGGTATTTCTTTGGTGGATGGAAGACGAAAACATACCAGGGCAAATGAGAATGGAAGACTTTATTGCGGAGGAATGACTAATGCCAAAAACAGAAGAAACATGGATGGACGGGATCACAACGGAAATGATGGAGCATATCTGCGACAACCTGTGTAAGTATCCGAACCAGCTAAGCGGAGAGCAACTGGAAGATAAATGCGCAGAGTGCAAGATGGGACGGTTTGTGTGCGATATTTTGAACCAATATAACAATTGCGCAAAGCTGCTGGAGCAGATGCAGGAACTGAAAGAGCGAGATACGGCGAAGAAGCCGAATATAATGGACTACATACTTGGTGACATTAACTTTAAATGCCCTACGTGCAAAAGTGAATATATTTGCGAAAAAGGATATGAACATTTCTACTGCCCGAATTGCGGACAGAAAATAGATTGGAGTGAGGAATAACCATGATGGGAAGATGCAAATTAACAAGTATATGCGGACACGATTATTGCTGCATAGAATGCCCAGAAAACGAAGTGTGCAAAGAGCAGTGTGCAAGAATGGACCGGTATGAGTATTGTGTGGAGTGTCCGGAATATGAGGAGGTGGAGTGATGATTTTATTTTGCCCTGATTTAACGGGAAAAGAAGAGGTAAAAGCAATGCTTATTGGGAATGGAGATTTTGTCAGACCAGTGTTGAATCCGTGTATTAAAGAGAAATGCGTAGCGTACAAGGATGGAAAGTGCCTGAAATACGATAATGAAGTGGAGGTAAAAGATGAATAGAGAAATCCTTTTTAAAGCAAAGAGAATAGATAATGGTGATTTGGAGGTGGAGTGATGAAAAAATATGATATTTTAATTGCAAAATTGTATGCGTGCTGTGGAAATCAGGAAGAGTTTCCATGTGAGCCGATTACCATTGATACTAATAAAATGAGCGAGTTATTGGAAGGTGTATTTATAGAAGCGGGATTGTTGGAGGTAGAGTGATGAAAACAATAATTTACACAGTAGATGACGAAGAACCAGATTGCAATAGATGCGATCATTGTTGCGGCGAAGATTATTATTGTATCAAACAATGTGGAGCAGAACATGGATGGAATGGATACGAAAGGTTAGAGAGAATTGAAAGTGATGAGGAGTAACCATGTGGAAAATATCAACGATATCCAAAAAAGAATTATCCTGAGATGGATTTAATGGATAAAATCGAGGAACTAGAGTTGTTGGAGGCGTAGTAATGAAAAAAGAGTGCATTAAATGCAAATATTATAAAAACTACTATAAATCAACAGAATGTTATTGCGAAAAAGGTTATTGTGTTATGGATAAGAGAAACAGGAGACGAAATAAATGAACGTACTAGAGAAGATCTTGGAAGAGATAAGCAAAGTTGAAAAAGAGTATGTAACTGGACATAAGGTGTTGTATGCGTTAGGTGCTACAGGCATGGCAACCGAAATTAGTGGTATTATCCGTTCGCACATGGATGAAGCTATTTCTGAAATGGAAAGAATTGATAAGGAGAAAGTGACGAGTGCGGAAATAATATCGCGCAAGGTTGGCGAAAAAACATACTATTCAATCAAATATAAAACAGTTGGAGAAGACTATTACAATATTGGATATAGCTCATATAAATTAGACTATGTCATTGCATGGCTCAACAAATATTTCGAATTTTGCGGGGAAGCTAAAGTGGTTAGTGATAATAACGGTTGGATTCCGGTAAGTGAGAAATTGCCGGAAGTCGGGAAAATGGTAAAAGTTACCGTACACTCATCCGAATGGATTGCGGACTACGATTCGGCCTGGGTTCCGAAAGAAGAAAAGACATACTATCCGGAAGAATACAATGTGTATGACGGATACATAGATAGAGTGGGCATGTGGAGATTTTACGATGAGGGAGGTTCGGTCAATGCTTGCGACAAAGAATTTGGAACAAATAAGGAAATTATGTACGATGTCGTGACAGCGTGGATGCCGAAAGAACAGATAGAACCGTACAAGGAGGTATAACATGGACATTTTAATTACAATCGCATTCTTGACCCTTTACTACATATTGGGACTGGGAACCGTGATTACTTTAAAGACAGGATTGGAAGAGGATGTAAAACTAGAAGGTGCGGATTACCTGATGGCTGCGGGATTCCCGATACTGTTATTTGTGGTGTTTTTGGATTGGATTGTGCGAAAGATAGTGAGGTAGGATGATGAAAAAATTTAACTGGGATGAATTTAAAAATAAAGACAATAAGATTGCGGTGAATTGCAAGACCGAAGAAGAAGCAAAAGATTTCTGCAGGCAGATGCACGGACAAAGGATGAAGTGGCGTAACGGAGAAAGCTATTTGAAAAATACAAATTACGATATGCACAACGAAGGAACGTGTTATTACGGTGATGGAGAATGGTCATCTTTAGATATTGCAAAAAATTACAATTATAAAATCTTAGAATGGAGTGATTACATGCAGAAAGAATTTACAAAGTCAGATCTAAAAGACGGAATGGTGGTGGAATACAGACGCAAGGACTATGGAAAGAGAATGGTGGTTGGAAATATGCTAATTGGAGAAGAGGGGAGCCATAGACTCGAAGCCTACGAGAATGACTTAACACAAGGATATGCAGAAAGCCAACTTAGCATCATCAGAGTGTATAAGATTAAAAATGAAAGAAACTTCAAACATATTATGCATGATGACAACCTCGAACTCATCTGGGAGCGAAAAAAACTAAAGAAAATGACCGTGGAAGAAATGCGGAAGAAGTTGGAAGAGTTGACCGGAGAGGAAATTGAGGTGGTACAGGAATGACAAGAGATGCTATGAAACGTAGAAAGGAGACAGCAGGAGTTATCCGAAAGATTGAAGCGTACACTATGGCAACGAGGAAGCCCTGTGAGACGGCTTTAAAGCAAAAGGGGCATAAAGCCTTTGCCTGCGACTTTAAAGGCGGTGAGAGGGCGAATAAGGACACTCTGGACTACATAGCAGAGAAATACAACATAAAAGAGCGGATTCCGGGAGGCGATTGAGTTGGACAAGAAAACACTGAAAAAGTATAAGCCAAACAAAGATAGACTTATCCGGATTGAGAACCAGATACAAGAACTCTGTGAACGGGAATCGACTGTTGTCATGGGGAAGGTAACGGGATCCAGCGCAGATTTTCCGTACACCGAAGTGAGAACATCTGTACAAATGTATGACCCTTACGAAGAAGAGAATGTAAGACAGCAGATTAGGCGAAAAGAAGCGGACAGGCTGCGGATCCTGAAAGAGCAAGAAGAAGTCGAAGACTACATAAATGGGATTGATGATCCGGAGATTAAAGAGATATTTGAGTTGCACTATCTTGAGGGGAAAACCCAGCAAAAAGTCGCAGATGAAATTGGATATACCCAGGCGCGAGTATCGCAGATTATAAGCGGGCAGCTTAAAGATTTATAGCATTTATATTTTACTTATGCTATAATTATTCTAGAACGATTATATATTGTTCTAAAACAATCTTTCCAAACATTCAGAACGCCGCCGGACTTCTCCCCTTTCTTGTCTGGCGGTGTTTTTATGCCGTGGTCAGTTGGGACAAGCGGGTTCGAACCCCGCGCACGGTTTAGTAGCATATCATGGTAAATATTAAAAATCCGGAATGCCGTGGAAGTGCTACGAGTGATATCACAAAACGCAGATATCCGCAGATCTGCAAAACAAACAAATATAGATTCAGCAATCTATATTTAGTGTAATCAGCGTACCCGAGTGCGGATAGGGTAAAGGGTGTCAATAAAAGGCATCCTACGGGTGTATAGCTCAGTTGGTAGAGCGATCGGCTGTTAACCGATGTGTCGCAGGTTCGAATCCTGCTATACCCGTTGTGGACTACTGCAAAGTTTCCTCCTTTTTTTCTTATAAATTTTGATTGTGTATTTGGTTATTTTGGTTTTGTTGGCGTTATTAATTCTTTCAGCAGTAGTCCTAAATTCTTAGCATCCAGAGATAGGTGCTTTTATTATGTTTTAAAGGTGGTGAGTCCTATGACAGAAAAACAGAAAATATTTGCAGATGAATACCTGATTGATTTAAATGCCACACGGGCTTACCGCGTTGCATATCCAAGCGTAAAGAAAGAAGAGTCAGCAGCAGTAAATGGAAGTAAGTTGCTAAGAAATGCTAAGGTTGCAGAATATATTACCGAAAGAATGGAAGAGCGGCAGAAGCGGACGGAGATCACGCAGGATCGAGTTTTAAATGAACTGGCTGCCATTGCTTTTTCCAAGGCTTCAGACTACGCGAAAGTAGTTGAGAAACAGGCTACAGCAGAAGTAGATGGAAATATTATTCCGCTCGTAGGAGAAGACGGAGAACCGATTCTGTATCGGACCGTAGAATTGGAGCTTACAGATAACCTTACTGAGGAACAGCAGCGAGCCCTCGGAACGATTAAAAAGGGGCGCGATGGATTGGAACAGAAGCCCTGCGACAAGGTAAAGGCGCTCGAGCTTCTCGGCAGGCATTTAGGTATGTGGAATGACAAGCTGGATGTAGCAGGAGATATGGACATGAAGATTGTAGTAGACTATGGTGATGAAGATGAAGGAAGTTAATGTTGGATTTAACAGAAATTTTAAAGAATTCAATGAGTGTAAGAAACGATATCGACTGGCAAAAGGCTCTGCTGGATCCGGAAAGTCGGTAAACATTGCACAGAATTTTATCATCAAACTTGGTGATCCGAAGTATAAAGGCGCGAATCTTCTGTGCGTCCGGAAAGTAGACACAACAAACAAAGATAGTACTTATGCGGAGTTGAAGAGTGCAATATACAAGATATACGGAGATAAGGCTGGATTATTCTGGCAGATCAGAAGCAATCCAATGGAGCTGATATCTAAAGTAACTGGGAATAAAGTGATTTTCCGAGGGATGAAAGACGATGGACAGCGAGAAAAGGTTAAGTCCATCACATTTGATGTCGGAAAATTAACATGGATATGGATTGAAGAAGCAACGGAGCTTTACGAAGCGGATGTCGATATTCTCGATGACCGACTCAGAGGTGACTTGTCATTCAATCCATTTTTGTATTACCAGATTACATTCAGCTTCAATCCAGTGTCAGCAACGCACTGGCTGAAGGCAAAGTATTTTGACATTAAGAGCGACGATGTATACACACACCAGTCCACGTACCTGCAGAACCGGTTCATAGACGAAGCGTATCACCGGCGCATGATGATGCGTAAAGAACGGGATCCTGACGGATATCGGATTTATGGACTCGGTGAATGGGGAGAAACTGGCGGTCTGATTCTTACAAATTATGTGGTTGAGGAATTCGATACATCCCCAGAAAGATTCGATTACATGGTAAATTCACAGGATTTTGGATTTAACCATGCGAACTGTATCGGAGCGGTTGGATTCAAGGATGGCGATATCTACTTATGCCGGGAATTGTATGTATTTGAAAAAGATACATCAGAGATCATACAGATGGCCGATGGAAAATTCCAGAAGCGAATTACCATGTATTGCGATTCTGCTGAGCCAGACAGGATTAAGATGTGGCAGAAAGCAGGATACAGAGCGTGTCCGGTCAAGAAAGAGCCAAACAGTGTAAAAGCGCAGATTGATTATCTGAAGCAGCACACGATCCACATTCATCCGTCCTGTACAAACACAATTAAGGAGATCCAGCAGTGGAAATGGAAAAAAGATGAGAAAACGAATACTTTCACGGATGAGCCAGTGAATTTCTTTGATGACGCAATGGCAATGCTCAGATATTCTATTGAGCAGGAGAGAAAAGGCAAGGTGAAGTTAAAGACCTTTAGAGGAGGAATATAAAATGAATGGGAAAAGACCATACAAACTGCCGGAACCGCTTTTATGTTCCGCTGATAAAGAAATCAATATGACATTGATAGACGAATACATCAGAAAGCATGAAGAGCGAATACCAAGGTACAGATACCTTGAGAATCTATACAAAGGATTTCACGATGTATTCCGTCTTCCAGAAAAGGAGTCATGGAAGCCTGATAACCGGCTGGCAGTGAATTTCCCAAGGTATATCACAGAGACATTTTTGGGATATGCTTATGGGATTCCGATTAAAAAATCACATCCGGACGAAAAAATAAAAGATGCGATCCTTGAATTTGACCGGGATAATGATATCTCTGACCAGGAATATGAGTTGGCGAAGAAGTGCTGTATCTACGGACATGCATTCGAGTATTTTTACCAGGACGAAGAAGCAAAGACAAAGACAGTAGTCTGCAATCCAAAAGAACTGTTTGTTGTCTACGATGATACCGTAAAGAGCCGCGCTCTATTTGCAGTGAGATATGGAAAAAAGGACGATAATGTCACAAGGTATGGGGAGATACTTACAAGGACAGAAATTATCCCATTTGACGGAGAAAAGATGCGGGAGGGAATGCCGAACCCATATGGTCGCATCAACTGTGTTGAATATGTACTGAACGATGAGAGAATCGGTCTGTATGAAGAAGTTGCCGGCATGGTAGAAACATACAACCGAGTGATCGGAGAAAAGGCAAATGATGTAGATTCTTTCGCAGAAGCGTATCTTGCAGTGCTTGGCGCCGAACTGGATGAGGAAGGCGTTTATAAAATTCGTGATAATCGGATCATAAACCTTTATGGTACAGACAACGCAAAAGATATTATCGTGCAGTTTCTTGGCAAACCTACGGCAGACGGAACACAGGAAAATCTTTTGAATCGGCTTGAGGATTTGATTTATCAGACAAGTATGGTAGCGAATATCTCAGATGAATCGTTTGGAAATGCTTCTGGAACTTCCCTTGCATACAAATTACAGTCTATGAGCAATCTTGCACTAACGTTCGACCGCAAAGCTGAAAAGTCCATGAGGAAACGGTATAAACTGTTTTGCTCTCTTGCAACGAATGTGTCAGATCGGGATGCATGGAAAGATATTGATTTTACGATGAGTAGGAATATCCCAAAGAATTTACTTGAAGAAGCACAGACAGCACAGGCGCTTGAAAGTATCGTATCCAAGGAAACGCAGCTGCAGGTCCTCTCGATCGTTAAGGATGTTTCAGAGGAGATAGATCGAATGGAGAAAGAGGAAGAAAAGAAGCAGGAAACAATCGTAGAGAAGCGGATGTTCGGAGGCGCGGAAGATGAGCAGTCAGGAGTATTGGAAGAATAGAGAAGAAGAGCAGCGAAAGAAGAATATCAAGGATGAAGCCGAATACGCGAAAGAAATTGAGAAGATCTATGTGAACATGATGGATGAAATTCAGAAAGAAATTAATGGATTTTACACACGATATGCAAAAGCAGAAGGGATCACAATCGCAGAGGCAAAAAAGCGGGTATCTAAAATGGATATTGATGCATACAGTCGAAAAGCAGCACAGTATGTAAAGGATAAGAATTTCTCTAAGGAAGCCAATGAGGAAATGCGGCTCTATAACGCAGCGATGAAAATCAATCGACTGGAAATGCTTAAAGCAAATATCGGAATGCATCTTGTCGGTGGATTTGATGAGCTTCAGAAGTGTTTTGACCAGATCCTGACAGAGAAAACGCTGGAAGAATTTGAACGGCAGGCAGGAATCCTTGGAAAATCCATCCAGAACAATGCGAAGATGGCGCACTCGATCGTGAACGCTTCTTTCCGCAATGCGAGATACTCAGACCGTATTTGGATGTATCAAGATATGTTGAAAGCTGAATTGTCGAAGCTCTTACAAACAGGTCTGATACAAGGCAAGAATCCAAGAATACTTGCAAGGCACCTTACTAAACTGTTTGGAGTAAGCCGGGAAAATGCAGAGCGACTGATGATAACGGAGCTGTCGAGAGTGCAGGCAGAAGCGCAGAAACAGTCTTATATCCGCAATGGATTTGAAGAGTATGAGTTTATCGCAGAACCTACCGCCTGTCCGATCTGTAGATCGTTGGACGGAAAACATTTTAAAGTATCAAAAATGATGCCGGGAGAAAATGCACATCCAATGCATCCACGTTGCCGGTGCAGTACAGCAGCATATATGGACGATAAAGAGTATCGAGAGTGGCTGGATGGATACCATAAGCATGGAATGGATTTTGAAACTTGGAAGAAGAGGGTTGAAAAGAAATCTGTGTTTGATATAATAAAAGCAGATAAAACAGTCAGCGGACATTCTGGAACGCCTAAAATGGCAGAGGCAGGAGCGGTAATAGACCATATCGGAAAAGACGGGAAAGTAGATGTAAGAGCTTTTTATGGAGAGTCGAAATTAAAATCTAAAGATATCCACACAACCGATCATGGGAATCCAAAGCAGCACCCTTATGGAGAACATGGGGAACACGTACATGATTATACATGGGGAGATGATGGTAGACTGAAGAATAAGACAACTCGCGAATTAAGCAAAGAGGAAAGAAAGGAGAATGGCGATATATTATGAATAAAGATGAATTAAGACAAATTTTATCTGAGTGTTGTAATGACATCTCTTTTTCTTACCGAGGACTGGCATCGGGAGTGACGGTTGAAGTCAGAGATTACATCCCAATGTATCAGGCGTGGCACGGTGATGAAACGAAAGAATATGATAATGTAGATGATGTTATAAATGATAAATTTTATAGTGGAAAATCATTAAATGATCTAGTCAAAGAAGTAGAAATTGAAGCAATGTAATACCATCGGTCGAGCGGGCTGATGGTATTTTTATGCACATTTTGGAGGTGATGTAATTTGATTGAGGTGAGAATTCGACCAGAGCGAATTGAAATCTTTGGACACGCAGGGTATGCAGAACCCGGAAAAGACATTGTTTGTGCTGGTGTCACGGCGCTTACACAGACGCTGATCCAGTCAATTGAAAATTTAACAGATGATGAAATAGAATACAGAATATCTCCCGGAAAGGCTGAGATAGAATACAGGAATCTGTCAGAGAAATCAAAAACTCTGGTGGATTCCTTTTTTGTTGGCATTCGCTTGATTGCCGATGAGTTTCCGAATTATGTAGCAATTATGTAATTCACGCCCAAGTCTTGAAGGCGTAAAAAGCTAGGGGAAAGGACCATGAAGAATGTCATTAAACTTTTAGGAGGTAAAGAAAATGAAGAGCAGGATGTTTAGAATGCTGCAGTTATTTGCAGAAGAAACCGTAGATCATACAGCAGAACCTGATGCGGTGAAAGATAGTGTTAATCCGGAAAACACATCTGATGATAGCGGAGAAGAAAAAAAGTACACAGACAAGGATGTGGATGCGATTGTAAACAAAAGATTCGCAAAATGGAAAACTGAGCAGGAACAGGCGGTAAAGAGTGCTAAGGAAGAGGCAGAAAAGCTTGCAAAAATGAATGCTGAGCAGAAACAGAATTACGAGATCGAGAAGTTGCAAAAAGAGAATGAAAAACTGAAGCAGGAGGCTGCAAAGGTTGAGCTTAGCAGAAGCGCCACAGGCATTCTTGCAGACAAAGGAATTGAAGCAACGCAGGATGTTCTTGATTTTGTTGTAGGGAATGACGCTGATGATACGAATGCAAAAATTGATAAGCTTGTAAAAATCGTGGAATCCCAGCTCAAGAAAGCCGAGATTGCCAGAGCAACCGGAACTACACCAAAAACCATGACGAACTCAGGAAGTCCAATGTCTGAATTCGAAAAGAGACTTGCAAAGTATAAATAAAGGAGAATGTGAAGATGAAGAATAAAGAATTTATGATGTTACAGTTATTTGCGGCAGGAGACAACAATGATATGCCGGTAAGAAGCTACCAGCTTGAGTTTAAAAGTCTTTTGCAGGCAGTATTTAAAAAGATGTCTTATTTCGCGGATTTTTTCGGCGGCGAACTTGAGGCACTGGATGGAGTCAGAGAAAATGAAACAGCCTTTTATGTAAAAACATCAGACATTCCGGTTGTGGTTGGAACCGGATATGATAAAACGAAAACGAAAGCTTTTGGAACGGGAACAGGGAACTCTAGCCGTTTCGGAGAGAGAACAGAGATTATTTACACTAACACACCGGTTAATTACTCTTGGGGATGGAATTTCCATGAGGGGATTGACCGCCACACCGTAAATAATGATTTTGATGTTGCGGTAGCAGATCGCTTGGAACTGCAGTCTCGGGCAAAAACAAAGCAGTTTAATAAGCAGCATGGAAAATTTATTTCCACATCTGCCGGAAAAACTTTAAGCGTTACTGATTATACGGCAGACAATGTTTTGAAGTTGTTCAATGAACTTTCTAAGTATTTCAATAATATTGAAGCGGTTGGAACGAAAAAAATTAAGGCTTGTTCCGATCTGTACAATGCCGTTGTGGATCATCCTTTGAATACGTCTGCTAAAAACTCCACTGTAAACATTGATGGCAATGAAGTTGTGAAGTTCAAGGGATTCCTTGTAGAGGAGATTCCGGACGAATTATTCCAGTCTAAAGAATGCGCCTATGCATATATTGCCGGAGTTGCAAAAGCATTTACCGGAATTAACACAGCGAGAACAATCGAATCCGAGGATTTCGACGGTGTAGCTTTGCAGGGAGCTGGTAAGGCTGGAGAATTTATTCCGAATGACAACAAGAAAGCTGTAGTTAAAGTGTCGGTGGGGTAGTACCCACTGACGATACCGCCTTGATTGGCAGTGGGAAGATCGGAAAGGCAAAAGTAGGAAAAGCGAAATAATATAACGGAGGTAGTAGATATGGCATATACACCAACAACATGGAGCGATGGAGACGTTATTACAGCAGAGAAACTGAATAAGTTAGAGCAGGGCGTGAAGAATGAGCAGGTTGGACCAGCAGGACCAGTAGGACCAGCAGGAGCAAAAGGCGAAAAAGGCGATCAAGGAGTAGCAGGACCGAAAGGAGACAAGGGAGATCCGGGCGCACAGGGACCAGCGGGACCAAGTTACACTCTTCCAGCGGCGGACAAAACAACGCTTGGCGGCGTGAAACAGATGGCTTTGATTGCAGATTTGTCGACAGAAACAGCGACTGATCTGAAAAACAAAATCAATGCGATTCTTGCGGAGATGAAAAAACAGGGGATTATGGCGAATTCGTAAGGAGTTGAAATTGAATGTTGGATGATTTAAAAATTCTTCTGGGAATTGACGTTTCCGATAGGGATTCCGATGAAAAGCTTTTACTGATTCTGGAATCTGTGCGAAATCGTTTGAAACTGCTTCTTGGTGGCATGGAAGTGCCATCGAGTATGCAGCATATCGTTACGGATGTGGCAGTGATCCGGTTTAACCGCATTGGCTCTGAGGGCATGTCCGCACATAGCGTGGCTGGAGAAAGTACTACGTACAATGAAAATGATTTTTCCGCCTATATGGACGAGATACAAGCGTATCTTGACTCTGTAGACGGGGTAAAACGTGGGAGGGTGCGATTCCTATGAGGTATGATAAAGCTGTATATTTTCAAACGGTAGAACATGGAGCGTACAATCCCACAACAGGAGATTATGCGGAAGATTATACAACCGAAACAAAACGGTATGGGAGTGTTTCTGATACTGGTACAGAAACGATGAATTTAGTTTACGGTGAGATTAAGCAAGGGAGCTTGACCATCCAACTACAGACGCACTATAAGGAGCTATTTCACAGGATTCGCGTTGGAAGGAAAGTATACAGAGTGGATTTTGAACGAAAACTGCGAACAAAGCATGTGTTTGTGGTATCTGAGGTGCAGTGATGGCTACGTTAAAAATCGAAGGAATCGCAACGCTAAATAAAGGCTTGAAGAAGCGGATGGACATGAGCGCGGTCAAGACGGTCGTGAAAAAGAATGGATCTGATATGCAAAGAAAAGCGCAGAGGAATGCTCCAGTCGATACTGGAACACTGAAAAGGAGTATCGGTATTGGCATTTCAGACGGCGGAATGACTGCCACAGTAGAACCAACAGCTGAGTATGCGCCTTACGTAGAACTTGGAACCCGATTTATGGAAGCGCAGCCGTATTTAAAGCCTGCATTTGAGGAGCAAAAGAAACAGTTTGAAAAAGATTTGCAAAAGCTTGTGAGGTGAGATATGGATCCACAGCAAGAATTATTTACAAAATTACTTACAGAGATCAAAGCATTAGGATATGACGTATATGACGGCTTCTTACCGCCGGATGGTACGCCGTATCCTTTTGTTTATCTCGCAGACAGCCAATTGATCGATGATGCGAATAAGACCGCTGTGTTTGGCAGTGTCCATCAGACAATCCATGTTTGGCACAACAATCCAAGACAGAGAGGAACGGTATCAAAAATGCTGTTGGCGATCAAAACCACATGCAGAAGACTGGATCATACCGAAAATTTTGCATGGAATGTCCGGAATGTAAATCAGAGGATTCTTCCGGATACAACAACAAAGCAGCCTCTTTTACACGGGTTGCTAGAAATAGAATTTAGTTTTAGTTAGAGAGGAGAAAAAGCATGTTTAAGACAGGTTTACAGTTATTTGCAGAGGCGGTGGCCGGTAAAAAAATTGTGTATTTATACCGACTTGCTAAAAATGCTTCGCAAGAAGCAGGAAAAAATCTTGCATTCACGACAGAAAATGGAAGAACAAAAAGCAAGGACGCAGATTCCACTGCCACAAAGGACGGAGCCATCCGTACACCCGGGGCTGCGGAAACAGAAATCACGGCCACTGCTATCCTTGCGAAGAAAGATAAGTTAATCTCTGAGTTAGAGGACGCAATGGATTCGGATGAGTTGCTTGAAATCTGGGAAGCAAACCTTGAGGATCCGGCAGAACCTGGTCCGAATAAGTTTAAGGGCATGTATTTCCAGGGATATCTCACGGAATTTGAGATCACATCCTCGGCAGATGAAAATGTAGAGGTGTCTCTTACTTTTGGTGTTAACGGCTCCGGAAAACGAGGGGATGTTACTGTGACTGCACAGCAGCAGGAAGTAGCAGCTTATGTGTTTAAGGATACGACACAGGAATCGTAAACCCCTCTGGTGATACTGCCTTGATTAGTAGAGGGAGAATTTGTAAGGCGAAAAACGGATGATTATGTACATAGGGGGCGGTAAAACCGCTCTCTTTTAATGGAGGTAAAAAATATGATGGAATTAACAATTAACGGACAGGTGTACCAGTTTAAATTCGGAATGGGATTTTTGAGAGAAATCAACAAGCAGACAAATATGCCTGTGGATGGATTGCCGGGAGTAAAAAAAGACGTAGGATTCCGGTATGCGCTTATGAACTTAATAAATGGTGATCCGGATGCGTTGGTAAACATTCTTGATGTTGCGAATAAAGGGCAGAATCCGAGAGTGACAAGAGGTCTTTTGGATGAGTATATCGACGATGAGGACACAGATATTGATGAGCTTACAGAAACAGTAATGGGTTTCTTGAAGAGTGCCAATGCTACGAAAAAAGCTACGGACGAGATCGTGGACGCTGTGGAGAAAGAGAAACAGAGAATGGAATAGAAAGAAGCGAAGAAGAGAGAGCTGATGATGTAGATTTTGAAGAATACTACAAAGAAGCAGCTTTGAATTGTTTTCGGTATCTTGGATTTAAGAGTTTCGAAGAAGTGGACAGGCTGACAATTCCGGAATACACCTTACTCATGGAAGCTGTACGGTTGAGAGAGGTAGATAAGGACTATCGAAATCATCTGCAGGCATTCTTAAATTTTGCTGTAAAAGCAGAGAAAAAGGTTGGAAAGAATAGGTCGAAACCAGTGTATCAGAGATTCAGAAAATTCTTTGATTACGAAAAAGAAGTAGATCGTGTGAAGAATCGCAAGAAGAAAAACGAAAGATTAGACATAATCGGCAGAATGATGAAAGGAGAGTGATGGCATGGCGGAAACTTTTTCGGTTAAGGCGATATTATCTGCGCAGGATAAGGGGTTCAAATCTGTTTTCGGAGCAGCCACAAAGTCAGCCAAAGAGTTAAAAAGTACACTTATAGGTGGAATTGGCTTTGGAGCAATGATGGCAATTGGACAAAAAGCTGTATCTGTCGTGTCCGGAAGCCTTTCTGGGTTAACCAAAGAAACGATCAACACATCGGATGCAATGCAGAAACTCCAACAGGCTATGAGGTTTAGCGGATACGCTGAGGATGAAATACAGAGAATCGCAGGTGCAACGGGAACGTTAAAGACCTATGCTGATAAAACAGTCTTTTCTTTGCAGGATGTAATGTCAACCTTTGGATCTCTGTCTGCAAATGGGGTCAAAGACGCAGAGAAATTAACGGAATCCGTCGGAAATGCAGTTGCTGTATTCGGTGGCGGCGCACAGGAGTTTAGTAGTGTTGCACTTGCATTTTCACAGGCGATGGCATCTGGCGCTTTGCATGCGCAGGATTGGAATCAGATCGTCAATGCGAGTCCACAGCTTGCCGGTGGATTAAGAAAAGAATTGATTAAATTGAATCCGGTTTTAGGAGAGGATTTTAAGCAGGCGATGGAAGATGGAGCTATCACAGCCGATCTTCTGGGGCAGGCGATGAACAACATTGGGATGACAGACATGGCAAGAGAAGCCGCGCAATCAGTTACGACATTCGAAGGAGCAATGGGAAACCTTGAAGCAACGGTGACAAGCGGAATGCAGTCCATTTACGATTCTTTTGTTAAAGGTAAGGCTGTGGATGCGATCAATCAATTTAACGGAAAAGTAGAAAGCGTGTTTTCCAGATTGCAGACTTGGATTCCAGCAACAATGATTCGCTTGGAGTCCTATTGGAAAATCTTGAAAAAAGAGGCTTCTCAAGTTTCTGGGGCTTTTGGGGATGCATTTGGAGCAATCCGAAAAGAACTCGGAAAACTTATTCCAGCATTTGGCTCCACAGAGAGCGTGAACGGATTCCGTGATGCGATTCAAGGAGCTGGGGATGCGCTCCAAGCATTTGCAGGATTCCTGGAAGAACACGCAGATATCATTGCGAGAGTGATCGCTGAACTTCCGAAACTGATTGCTGGATACAAAGGCTTTAAAATCGTAAAACCTTTTATACCCATTGTAGCAGGATTTACGGGGGCAATCTTAAAACTTGCCGGAGCTGGAGTAAGTAAAATTGCCGGAAAATTATTCAGAATTTCCAAAGGACAGGATGCGGTTGGTAAAAGCAGTGCTTCAAGCTCCAAGAAAATGCTTGCGTCCGCTAAAGCATTCATGATGTTGGGTGCCGGAGTTGCTTTGATTAGCGGTGGATTTTTCTTGTTGGCGCAGGGTGCAAAAGTAGTGGCGGATTCCGGGCCATTGGCCGTTGCTGTTTTAGTCGGAATGGTAGGCGCTTTAATTGGGCTGAGTATGGGAATGATGAAAATGCTTTCCACAATGTCTGGCGGCACAAAGAAACTTACTGCTATGTCTACTGCAATGTTAGCGCTTGGAGGAAGTATTTTGCTGATAAGTGCTGCATTTTGGGTGCTGTCAGATGCGGCAATTAGAGTTTCAGAAGCAGGTCCTTTAGCAATAGGCGTTTTAGTTGGAATGGTAGCTGCAATCGCAGGTCTTTTGATCGTGGCAAAAATGGTAGCTCCGACTTTAACAGCCGGTGCAGTCGGTTTTGTAGCGCTTGGAGCAGCTGTTGTTTTGGCAGCGGCTGGAATTGCGGTATTGACCGTATCTGCAATTTCATTGGCGAATGCGGGACCGCTTGCTATTGGAGTCATGTTTGGCCTGATCGTAGCAATTGGTGGATTAATGGTCGTAGCGGCAGCAGTAGCACCCGTTTTAACCGCAGGAGCTGTTGGACTGATCGCATTTGGAGCGGCAGCAGTCCTTGTAGGAGCAGCTGTTCTGCTTGCGAGCGCAGGATTGGCTTTGGTTGCAAGTGTTCTGCCAATTGTCGCTGAGTATGGACTGCAGGCATCTGTGGCAATCGGAGCATTAGGTGCTGCAATGACTGTGTTTGGAGCTGGTACGATTGTGGCAGGAGTAGGATGCGCTGCTCTTGCAGTGGGATTACTGGCAGTAGGAGTGGCGGTGCTTGGTGTTACGGTTGGAGTGGCTGCGTTCGGAGTTGCAATCGCAGCAGCGTGTGTTGGAGTGCTTGCAATGGCAGCAGCGTTATTGGCGGTAAATTCCAGCATGAAGTCAATTGCAAAGAATGCGAAAACAGCGCAGAAATCTATCGAGAGTATGAAAGATTCTGTAAGCATTGTGAATGATGGGCTGGATGCTCTTGGAAATAAAGCGAAAAGTGCGGTGAAGTCCATTGTCAGCGCATTTGATTCCGGCGCAGGAAAAGCAAGAAGCTCCGGACAGAAGCTCGGAGATAGCGCAAAAGAGGGTGTTCAGAGTGGATTGCAGCCAACGCAGGCGATTGCAATCAGAACGGTATCTGCAGTATTATCATCCTTGGCTTCCGGGGCAAGTGGCGCCTATAGTAGCGGATACAACATAGGAATAGGTTTTGCGAATGGTATGTCGTCAACATTAGGATATATCAGATCAGTTGCAGCGCAAATGGCTGCGGCTGCAGATGCGGCAGTCAGGGCAAAAGCGAAAATTCACAGTCCTTCAAGAGTATTTGCCGGGCTGGGTGTCTATGTAGGAGAGGGATTTGCACTTGGAATTGAGTCGATGTCCAGAAAGGTTGCAGAAGCTACGCAGAACATTGTGGAGATCCCAACATTATCCACAGATATGAGAATGCGAGCTTCAGGTGCTTTGGATTCTGAACTTTCCGGTGATTATTCCTATAACCGGAATACTACATACACAATCGTCGTGCCGGTTGAATATAACGGCAGAGAAGCAGCGCGTGTTACGGCAGAATTTACACAGAAAGAGCTGGAAAGCCGAGAGAGCATGAAGATGAGACTGAAAGGAGAAAGAAGCCATGTATGAGTTTGTGGATACAAATAAGGCGGGGAGCAAGAGTTCCCTGCCGAGTGAGGCTCTGCAGATTGATGGGACATATATTGAAAATTTGATTGATGGATACAGAACTCTGTACGTGACCGGTCGTGAGCTTTTGGGATCGGAAATTTCGGAGAGAGAAATTGATCTTGTGGATGGGTCCGAGTATACGGGAAAGCGAGATACAACCAGAAGTATTACAGTTGGATACCAGTTGCTTTGC